CTGCGGGCGTTGACTTTGGCGGTGGCACATCGGCTCATGCGTTTAATTGCACGGCGTTTACCCGTGGGCTGGGGCAGATGGTCACGGTACATGATTACCGCAGGAAGGACGCTGCGACACCTGAGCAGCTATATGCTGATTTTGCGGGGTTTATCGCAGAATGCAGGCTCATTCTCAGGGGCGTTCCGCTGGTCAATGTATATTGCGATAGTGCAGAGCAGACACTCATCGAGGGTATGCGCATAGATGCGGCAAGGAGAGGACTGCGTATTGAGATACACAATGCCCGCAAAGGCCCCATAAACGACCGCATACGCTTCTACACGGCGATGATGGGGGCAGGGCGGTACAAGATATTCAAAGGCTGCAAATCCACTATAGATGCGCTGTCGGAGGCTATGTGGGACGACAAAGTTAAAACGGCTGATGTACGCCTTGATGACGGCACAACAAACATTGATAATCTCGATGCGCAGGAGTACAGCACAGAACCGTATATGAACGATATGATGGAAAGGACAATAGGTTTATGATACCCGAAAAACAGCGGTATGAAAATCTTGAAAAGTTCACGCCCGATGTTGCGGGGAAATATGATATACCTGTTATCAGGGCCGATGATGTTGCATTCTCCGACTTCATCGGCTTTAATTATGCCAAAAGCTGCAAGAAATGTGAAGGCAGAGCTGTTCACTTCTTCCTTGATGATTACCAGTTTTTCAGGGTATGGAACAGACCGAGGGATTATATAAACACGCTTTCAAAGTTTGCCTGTGTGCTGTCTCCCGATTTTTCGCTGTACACCGATTTTCCTGTGGCTATGCAGATATACAATCATTACCGTAAACACTGGCTTGGGGCGTATTGGCAGTCGTTGGGGATAAAGGTCATTCCCACAATTTGCTGGAGTGATGATAGCTCCTTTGACTGGTGTTTTGACGGTGAACCTGTGGGCGGCGTTGTTGCTGTTTCATCGGTGGGAACGCAGAACAGCAGGACAGCGAAAGCGGCGTTTCTGAGGGGCTATGAGGCTATGTGCGAACGGCTCAGTCCTTCGGAAATAATTTTTTACGGCTCTGTTCCCGATGAATGCAGAGGGAATATAATTCACATCAAATCTTTTCAGGATAAATTCAGGGAGGCGAAGGTTAATGGGTGGTAGAGGTGGATCAAGCGGAATAGCACTTAGTGCCGCACAGGAAAGAAAATTAGAAGATACAGCGCAGTTTAATGACGCAAAACATTATGGTTTTACCAGAGGAGCAAAGCACGTTGAATATACTGATTCAAATGGCAAAATAAGAAAGTTTGATACCGGCAGACCTACCGGGGGAACATACAGAACAAGTTACAGTGAAGATGTTGCAAACTATGCTAAAATGTCTACTCAAAGCCTTAATGCAGAACTGTCAAAACTGCGTGCTGTTTCTATTGATAATTATCAAAAATTTGCACGTAGTGCGGCAAGCAAGAGTGCGTCACAAGTCGCTGGTTTTGCTTCCGCTGACAGTAAAATCAAAATGATAAATCAGGTTTTAAGGCGAAGAAAGGGGTAACGCAATGGGTGGCAGAGGCGCTTCCAGTGGGGTGAGCGATAAAGGCAAGCCTTACGGAAGTGAATATACAACACTTTTGCTCCATTTGAAACTATGACAAAAGGACGTGTTTATGTTACTATAAATAACAGCGGAGAGCCTAAATATATTACATATCACGATAATAATAACAAACGAGTTAAGCAGATTGATTTATCAGGTTCTCCTCACAAAGTGATAAGACAAGGAAAACCGGTATATTTAAAACCGCCTCACACTCATAAAGGCTATATTCACGGTGAAAATGGTACATCAAAACTTTCAGCCGAAGAAAAGCGCATGGTTGACACAGTGACAAAAATATGGTATAATAAAAAAAGCAAGAAGTAGTTTAAGAAGGAGAATATGCACCAATGCTTTGATAAAATCAAAAATTAAATTCCATGTTAATTTAGCTAAGCAATCAGATGATAAATCATGCTGATAGTTGATTTCAACTGCGCTATTTAGCCTCGATAGAATTTAATTGCATTGGAGTAATGCAAGATGTCGGTGCAAATCCGTCCGCTTGTTACCGTCTGAGAGATCAGGCGGTTTTTTTATGCCTTTTTTAGACAGGGAGTGATGAAAAATGATGATAGAAAAAATGCGGCAGGCGTTTCCGGAGGAAGAATTTCCCGGGGATAACGGCTTTTACAGCGGCTATATGGACAGGTGGCAGGACATTTACGAGGGTCGCCCCAAATGGCGTGAGGTGAAGCGTGCGGGGCTGAACAGGGGCACTGTGCGGCAGATGAATATGCTGAACACGGCAAAGATTTTATGCGACGAGTTTTCTCACAAGTGCTTTGCGGAGCAGGTGGACATATCCTGCGGGTCAAAGGAATATGACGACTTTATCCTTGATTTCCTCTGTCGTGAGGGGTTCTGGAAGAACATTCCACGGCTTCTCTCTTCGGCATTTGCTCAGGGTGGCTGTGTTCTGAGGGAATACATAGAACGGGGCAGGGTGCGGCTCTCGTTTGTTGAGGGGCGGCAGTTCTACCCATTGAAATGGGACAACAGGGACATTACCGAGGGCATTTTCGGCACGGTATCAGCCAAGGGCAAATATTATTACACGTTATTCGAGAAGCATTCCGTCAAGGATGATGATATCCTTGTGGAGTGCTTTTTGTTTCGTTCTTCTGACCCAAATGCTCCGGGTGACAGAGTGCCGCTGTCGGTGCTTTATCCCGATATGGCAGACACGTTCACATATGCTATGGACACTCCCCTGTTTCAGTATTTCAAGACCGATTTTCCAAGCAACATTCCCACGGAGCTGCCTCTCGGCATAAGCTGCTTTGCAAACTGCGAGGACACGCTCAAAGCTCTTGATGTGGCGTTTGACAGCTTTGCCCGTGAGTTTGTTCTCGGAAAGAAGAGGATAATCGTGCCAAGCTCCTGCATTCGTACTGTGGTCAATCCCGAGACAGGAAAGACGGAGCGGTATTTTGATGCTGATG